AAGGGATATCTAAACAAGATACTTCTGCAGTAGATGTAATGTTATTAGGATACCATAATTCAAAGAAAACTCTTCAAGGATTTAGTTATGTTTATTTGGATTATTTAACAGAAAAAATAAATTCCTTACAACAGAGATCTTTAAAAAATAAATGGAGAGATTTAGAGTATATTTATTATGCAGATGAACTTAATAAAATTCATAATTTAGAATTTTTAAGAATATAGAATATAGAAGATATGAGAGCTGCTTTTCCTAAATTATATGAAAGAGTTTATGAATCCGATGCAAAAGCTGTTGCTTTTTACACAATAACAGGAACTCAAAAAAGACAATTAGGAATGATAGTATTATTTTATAATAAACCTAAAGACTATTATATTGGATACTATAATACAGCAATTGCTCCCTATATATAGCAGCTAGCTGCTATTTTAGATTATTCCAATATAAAAGAACGTATAAAAAATTAAGTATGGAAATTGATAAGAAAAATGGCAGTATATGTTTTAATGAAAAAGAACATATTTACTGGAATGAAAATGATGATGAAAAATATATATCAGTGACAACACTGATAGATAAATTTGCACAGCCCTACGATAAAGAATTTTGGAGTGCTTATAAGACTTTAGAGAAATTATTACCTGCTGAAGATTGGGAAATCGAAAAGAAGTCTCTATTGTCAACTCACAAGTTTAATAAAGAAATATTAGATGTTTATGATATTCCAGAAGAAACTTTCAATAGAGAACAACAAAATCTTTTAGACCAGTGGTTACAAACAAACTTAGAATCCCAAGAAAGAGGTACAAGAATTCATGCTGAATTAGAAAATTCTTTTTATAAAATGGGAGCAAACTGTAGTCTTAAAAGATTTGGTATAGGAGGAAAGTTTACTTGTGATAAAGGCAGAACTAATTTAGACTTAGAAAACGGAGTATATCCAGAGTATTTAATATCAAGAACTTCCAAAGATGGTATATTGCGAGTTGCCGGACAAATCGATTTATTAGTTAAAAATGGAAACCATATAGTTATTTGCGATTGGAAAACTAATAAGGAAATAAAAAAACATTCCGGATTTGATACTAGAGCAAAAACAAATGTTAAAATGAAATATCCTCTTAATACGTTAGAGGATTGTAATTTTTATCATTATACTTTACAGTTATCTACATATGCATGGATGGTACAAAAATTAAATCCAGAATTTGTTATAGATGATTTAATACTTGTTCATTTTGATCATCAAGGAAATCAAACAATATATCATTTAGATTACTTAAAAAAAGAAGTAGAAATGATGCTTGCATATTATAAAAAAATGAGAATACACGAGCTTCAAGAAGAAAAATATAAAGAAATCGAGTATTAATCTCAGTAGACATATTATATATTATACACGGGTGCGTAATAATAGAGAATAGCATACACCAAACATTTTTATCAAGAGTCGAAGAGATTAATACTTATTTTTAAATTTTTATGGTTATGGAAGTAGGTAATGTAATAAATCAAGGAAAAAACATAGTTAAAGGGCATGTAAGAGAATTACTGGGATTGGACCAGGATATTTCCCAACAGAGAATGAAAATTTGTTTAAAATGTCCACTTTATAAGAATAATTTAGGAGGTCAATGTAACTCTGCGTTATATCTTAACCCAGAAACAGGAGATGTTAGTAATGTTAAAAAAGATGGTTATTTTAAAGGATGCGGATGTAGACTTAATGCTAAGACAAGACTTGTTGGAGCACACTGTCCCGCACTTAAATGGTAATAAATGAATTAATATGAGCGAAAGAATTAATGGACACGAAGTAAACTTCGGAAAAAACAAAAATGTTGATTTGGCACAAAGTGTTGTTGGCTTAGAGTCAGGTGCTGAAATATTTGATATGAGTGGCAATAGCATGACTCAAGATTTAGCTAAAAGTAAGTTTAATGAACAAGTAGATAAATTTAATGAAAAGTTGGATGAACATGAAAAGTTATTAGAGCAATATCAAAAACAATTGGTTTCTGATTTAAATCAATTAGAAATTTGTCCTTTGTATGATAATCTTTTAATAAAACCTTTTGCATCCAATCCTTTTCAAAGAATTGTTAAAAATGAATATGGATTAATTACAGATGTAGGCGGATTAGTTCCAGAATATAAATCTAATGAAGATGGAGAATTCCACGAAGAAGAAGCTTTTGTACAAGTGGGAACAGTTATAGAAGCAGGACCTGCTTGTAAATATATTAAAGCCGGAGATATTGTATTCTATACAAAACCAACTGCTCTTCCTATTCCATTTTATAAACAAGGACTTGTTAAAAACAACGAACGTAATATTTCAGCAGTAGTAAATGTCGGATTAACAGAACGATTTAAAAATGAATAGAACAATGATTAATGAAAAAATATTTTTTATGCCTGGGGATGTCGTAACATTAAAGTAGGACATACCAAATAAACCCACTATGTTAGTGGTCAAGAAAGAAACTTATATATTTAAAAATAAAGATGATAAAGAACCTGCTTTAAGAGGTATTAAATGTAGATGGTTTACAAAAGATGGAAAACTTCAAGAAGCAGTATTTAATACAAAAGACTTAATTAAAATAAAATAATTATGGATACTATTTCAAAAAACCCTATATAGAGATTTAAAGAGGGAAGAAAGATAGTTAAAGCTTAGGGTGGATTAAAAACTTATAGAGGACAAACTGTAATATTATCTCCATCTGGTAGTGGAAATTATGTAGGTTATAATCCTAAAACTAAAGTATATGATTATAATTTATAGGTTGGAGCATCGGAATTAGATACTAAAATTGGAAAAGGTAATGCTTCTGGAAATATATATAAAGGATATGATGGAAATTGGTACCAAAACGGAAAAAGAATGACAAATTTAGTTGGGTCTTCGGAAACTGTTACAGGTACAAATAAAGAGAAAAGTAAATCAGGTGGTATAGGGGGAGGTACAGGGAAAGGCACAGTAATATCTGTAGCTAAACCATCTCCTACTTCATTCATGGGAGAAGGAATTCAACAAGGGTGGAGAGGTACAGCCGGAAATATTAGTGGAGTTACAGAAGCTCAAAGATAGCAATTGATTAATAGTAAAAGGTTTACTAATGATGATTTTAAAGATGCTAGAACTTTATAGATAGCTTTAAATAGAGAACTTTCAGGACTTGGTAAAGGAAGTATTAGTGTTGATAATAAATGGGGAAGTTAGTCTCAAAAAGCTTTATAGGCTGCATTAGTAGGCTTACCTGCAATAAGTCCTACACCATTACCTGAAAATTCTGTTGCTCTTTAGATGACTCCAAAGCCAATAACATATACTGTAAATAATTTATCTGGAACAACAGGTAATACTTCTGTATTAGGAGGAATATATACTCCCGGTGTATCTATTAATGGAACTTCTACTATTTAGAATGATATATAGAATATGAATCTTCCTACATATAATAGAAAAGGAGTAAGAGATTATCTTAGATAGTTGGGATTTAATCCTTATTCATTTAATGGAGCACAAAGAAGAGCATTAAGAATGATATTAAATAATACTGGTGATAGTACTGATTCAGCTATAGTATAGGGAATGGGACTATTTAAACAAGGAGGTTCCATTAATAATAAACAATCTAATTTAGAAAACATGAATAAATTTCAAGACGGGGGAGCTATGCAAGCTGACCCACAGTAGCAAATAATGGCTCTTGTTCAAGCTGCTATGCAGGGAGATCAAGAAGCACAATCAACAATTCAGTAGATTCAACAAGCAGCACAGCAAGGAGATCAACAAGCATCACAAATGTTACAAATGATTCAAGGAGTTATGCAACAAATGCAAGGTCAAGCACAAATGGCTAAAAGAGGAGCCAAACTTAATTATATTAATAGACTTAAAGGAAACTGTCCTGAAGGTTATCAAATGAATTACTTCAAAGTTGGAGGTAAAGTTTGTAGACAATGTCAAAAGATGGAAACACCTAAAGCAAGTTGTGGTAAGAAAAGGGTAAAGAAAGGCTGTTCTGGAATGGTTAAAGGAATCAGAGCAGAAATGGGAGCTAAACTTGAATCAATGAAAAAAGGTGGTTCTACTGCTTTTGGTGATAGAAGCCATACTCCAGCCTCAACAAATGCACAAGGAAGATTTGGTGGACGTAAAGCATTTAATGAATATGGTACACACAAACATCCGAAAGTAACAAGAAATGTATTCTCAGCATTTGGTGATGAAGGAAAGAAGAAACCTACAAATGTAGGACTTGTTGGACACCATGCAACTGGTAACACAGGACTTATGAGAACTAAAGAAACTGCTAAAAATAATAAACACACAGCATTTGGTGCTGCTGTAGCAAGATTCCATAAAGGAGCTAAACCAACTTCTAAAGGTGGAATAACAACTATTAAAGGTGCTCCTAAAGGAAAATCACACGACGGTGGACTAAAGAAAGTAACTAAAAATGCTTTTGGAGGTAGTTTAAACGGAGTCCCTTTTTATCAACATGGGGCAAAATAGACAAAAACTAATTTTGTTCCTAAAAAACAATTAGACCAAGCAGGAAAAGATTCTGTATTAGTAAATAAATATAACGACTAGGAAATACAAGCTACAAAACCTGGGAAATACATAATGAAGAATGGAAAACTTGTTTGGGTTCCGGATAGAACATAGGCTCCGTATAATAATAAATAATTAATAAATTATGTTACATATATTTCAATATAATAATGAAAATGGTAAGGTAGAATTGGAAAAAGGAGATATCCTTTTAATACGAGAGTTTGCGACTCTAATGAATAATGAACGAAATATATGCAAAGAAGACCCCACAGGGGAAAAACATTTACGAGCATTTCGTGAATTTACATATATTTGGTTAGCAATCGATTGGGAATCTTTTTATAGAGATTATTCTGAACAGGATAGACATAAAGAAGCCCTTAAAGATGCTCACCTTACCGAAAGTGAATGGAATGATCCGGATTTTAGAGCTGCTTGTAGAAAATACAAGGAACTCTAGAATTCGAATCGCTCTATTAAGATATTAAAAGCATCTCAAAGAACGGTAGATAGATTTATAGACTATTTTAATACTATAGACCCACAAGAAAGAGACGAACAAACAGGTAAACCTATTTGGAAAGTAAAAGATATACAATAGGAATTATCTAATCTTCCAAAAGTACTTGATGAACTTAAAGATATTCAAGATAGAGTCAAGAAAGAGATGGAAGAACAATCTCAATTACGTGGTGGTGCTATAGAAGGATTTACTCCTACTGGTTTTTAATATATGGTTAATCCAATTGATCCAGCTACTGGAAAAAGAAAAAGAGGTAGACCAAAGAAAGTTAAATTACCAGAAGAGATTTAGGAGAAAATCGAAAATGCTATAAATAACACCAAACAAAAAGAATAGGACGAATATCATCAAATAGTAGAAGAAGCCAAGAAAAAATATAGAACAGAATTTGAATGGGATTTTAAGAAAGAAGATTATATTCCATTTTTTGATTCTAGATTATCCTATGAATTATCTGGATATAGACCTATTGATGATAAAAGAGGACTAGATTTTGATCCTAAATGGTTTACCGAAGCAAGAGATACATATGATAAAACAGGTAAATATTGTTCTTTTGCAATTGGTTCTAAATTATATAGAGACTTTTGGCAAACACAATATATACGTTGTAGAGATGGAATGGAAGTAAATGGATATAAAATAACTGGAGACCATTATTACTTTTTAAACTTTTATCGTCTAATGGACCTAACTAAAACAAAACAAGCAGGTGCTGGACGTAAAGAGAGTTTTCCAGATTTTTTTGTAGCATAGTACATTTATTTTCATTATATAGATTTATGTGAGAAAGTACGTAAAAATGCAATTGGATTAAAAGCTCGTGGTGTAGGATTTTCAGAAATTGGAGCTTCTATAGTTGTAAATACATACCAAACAAAAAGAGGAACACGTTGTGTAATAGCAGCACACCAAGAAGACTAGCTTTAGCCTACATTAAATAAATGTTGGACATAGTTAGACTTCTGTAATGATAATACTCAAGGAGGTATGTTTAAACTTAGACAAGCACACAACACTGATGAATGGAAACGAGCTTCTTTCTATAAAAAAGTAAATGGACAACAGATTGAAGACGGTTGGATGTCTGAAATTGTTGGAATAAATGCTAATAAACCTAGAGCTATTCGTGGTGACCGTACTGATTTACTATTATATGAAGAGTCCGGTTCTTGGGAAGGCTGGAAAAAAGCCTTTATACAAGGAGATGCTCTTGTAGGAATACAAGGTAGTCGATTCGGAATAAAAATAGGTTGGGGAACAGGAGGTGACTCTGGTCCTGCTCTTGAAGGTTTAGCAGATGCTTATGAAAATCCAGATGTTTATGATGTACTTCCATATAAACACAATTTCACATAGACAGGAGAAGAAACTATAACAGGATTCTTTATACCTGCTTATGCTATATTAAATAAAGAAGGATACATTGACCATAGAGGTTGGTGTGATCCAATAAAAGCAAAGAAATATTATGATTAGGAAAGAGAAATTAAGTTAAAAGACCCTAAAGCATATATAATATATTGTGCTGAATATTGTTATACAGCAGAAGAAGCATTAGCACTTGAGGGTACAAATAAGTTTAATAAAGTCCTAATCACTAATTAGATTGCAAGAATAAAATTATATAAAGAAGGTCCTAAAGTATAGAATGGTACTTTCCAATTTATGTATAAAAGAGGAAATGAAAGAGTAGCCTCTAACATAGAAGATGTTAAATGGATTCCTGGAGAAGGAGGAAAAGTACATATTATAGAACATCCTTTATGGCATATACAATCAGAAGACGAAGACGGTAATCCTGTTTCTTATAAAGAAATGAGTAACTTATATATTGCAGGAATTGACTCTATTGATATTGGTCAAGACCAAACTTCTGATTATACTTCTGATCCATCTAAATTCTGTATAACTATTAAGAAAAGAGCATTTGGAACACAAGAACCTACTTATGTTGCTTATTATATGGATAGACCAGGAGATGAAAGAGAAGCCTATGAAACAGCAATGCAATTAATGATTTATTATAATTGTAGATGTAATATAGAAGCAACTCGTTTAACAATGCTTAACTGGGCTAAAGCAAAAGGATGGAAACAATACTTTA